CGTTAGCACTCTCTACCTTGGCCCAACAGCACGCCTTGAATCTGTCGCCCCAATACACCGTGACGTGTTTCTTAGGGAAGCGCACGCCCATAAACATATCGCAGTCTTGGCAATCGCCCTTGTATTGCGCCTTCGGTGGTTCGTCCAAAGGGCAATCCGCCTTATCGGCTGTAGCCTTCCCGCGCCCCCACACCGAAACCGTTATGTTCGGTGCCCACTTGCTGAAATCTTTTGCAACCATGCCGTCCTCCAAGTCGAGTTCTAACCTTCCGGTGCAGGGGAGCCGTGCAAGCTACGCTTGCCCGTCCCCCTGACCTTGCACGTTAGGTTTCAAATCCAGCTCCCACCGTATTTTGTCGCCGGGGGCTTGGTCTATTGCTCTTGTCCTTCTTGTTGTATTGGAAAATCCGCCACTTTTCCTAGCTCCGGTACAAACCCACCCAGCAGCTTTATAGATCGTCCCTGAATGAACCTGTGGATCTTGGTAGCTAATCAATCTAGGGCATTGCGGGAATTTTTTTCGTATATCTTTTACCATCCATCCAAGCATCCTTGTGGCCGTATTTTTTGGGGCATCATCACTAATAGCCATCCGCTTCAACTCTATCCAACTAGAGTCAATCATTGCGCTTGAAGGGTTTGACCATATGGCTATCGCAAAAAAAACACCCTGATATTCCGCGCCGTAACTGGCGAGGCATTGCGTCTGTGCATACCTTGGGAGCCTTGAATGCCACAAATCATTTAGTCCTTTGGCGACCTTCAAGGTTATTTGGCCGAAGTGAAGTTGGAGCGGCGAGGTCGGAATCGAACCGCCTCCTTCCACTTGGAAAAGTGGATGTACTACCCGTATACAATCGCCGCGTGTGTTCATTTGAAACCTAACTCGTCGGTCAACACGGACGCGCCAAAAGCGGCGCGCCGGTTACCTAGATCGTTGGGCCTCACGGGTCTATCCAGTTGCCCGGCTTCTTATCACCGCGTCGCTTTACCGTTTGCCGGAACCCGCACCACTTACACCAAAGTTGCGTGTCGCCTTCTGGGTAAATAGGCGGGGCGTAGTGCCAGTTGAAACGGTGCGCAAGACGCATCGTCCACATGTAAAGCAATCCTCGAATGCTCATGTTTCCTCCTGTGCGCCAGGCCCAACCCGGCGTTCCAGCGGAGCCTCCGGCGATAATGCTGCCGGAGTCCCGCTGAACTCCACGTTGGGCGTCAGGATCGTAATAGCTGGAGCTTCCTCGACTATGGCTATTAATGTTTTCTCTACGTCATCACGAATCCACAGAATTTCTTCCCATACTTCTTCCATTGTCTCGGCAGCGAATCTGTATTCGGCGCGGTCAATTTCAGTTGTTTTCACCCCGTCGACTTTCCGTGTTTTACCGTCTCGCTCTATGATTACACGAAATACTTTCATATCTCATCCTCTCTACGCCCAACCGGGCGTTCCAGAGGGACGCTACGCGGCGATGCCGCTTCGCGCCCCTGAACTTCGACGTTAGTAATAATCCTTGTCAATCTTCAGCTTCCCGCCAGTAATAACGAAAAGCTGAAACTGCCGCAACTCAGGTACGCCATCTCTGCGCCAGTTGTCCATGATCTGCCGGTAGATACCGTATTGAGCCAACGCAGTCATAGCCTCGCGCTGGCCCCCGTAGTGTTTGATGATGTCGTCGTGTGTCATGTAGCAATTTAAGCACATCACAAAACTATTTGCAAGGCTTGCGTAAAAAATTCTTGACATTTATTTTGCGGTATGCCATTCTTCAACCGTACCATTCAAATAGGGGTATCACCGTGGCAATCGAAATGAACATCTTCGAGGGCGAATCCATCGCCATCACGAACAAGTTGGGAGCGTCCGGTAGCAAGTGGGTCAAGATCGTTGTCCGAGACGTGCATAACCAGCAGCATGAGATTCACGTCATTCCGGCCGATAACGAGCGGAACATGGCGTTTTTCATTGGCTGCGATGAACTCGAAGTCGAGCAGGCCGCATGAACCGCAGTATCGTAACCGCGCTTACCGGCCAGCCCGAGCCGCCTTGCACAATATACAAGTGCGAGTCCGAACGGGAATGCGCCACATGCGGCAAGGCGTGCATGGCGTTCTACCGCTATATCACCAGCGCATCTGGCCGGTTTCCGTCTGCGCCAATGTTCCGCGAGGCGACGGACTTTTACTATCACAAGATATTTGAGAGCGAGGAATGATAACCTACATCGTCTATCGGCAAGACCCGCCGCTGCCAACTGGCAATCGAATTGACAAATTTGGCCGCTATTCCCTAACCGGCGAGTACGAGGAGCATACAGCCAACCTGGTCGCACTCGGCCACATTACCGCAGCGACCGAGCTTGAGGCGTGGGACAAGGCGCACAAGATGACGCGGAAGCCTGTGCTGGAGGAGATAAAGCAATGAGCGACATGACACTGTACCAATTGTCTGATGACTATCTAGCCGCGTTCGATCAGCTAAAGCAGCTAGACATGCCGCCAGAAGTCGTCAATGACACGCTGGAATCCATGCGCGGCGATGTTCAGGTCAAGGCTACCAACGTAGCCATGTTCGTCCGCAATCTGGAAAGCATGGCCGACGCTATCGAAGACGCAGAAAAACAAATGTCCATCAGGCGCAGAGCCATTGAACATCGCGCCAAAGCGATCCGCGACTATCTGCTATACAACATGCAGCGCACAGGCATAAATGAAATCAATTGCCCTTACTTTGCGATCAAGCGTAAGCTTAATCCGCCAAAGGTCGTACTGCATGGGGCTGTGCCTGACGAGTTTTTGCGGCATCCTGAACCGCCCCCGCCAGAGGCCGACAAGAAGGCCATCGCGGAATACATCAAAGCCGGTAACGCGCCAGATTGGGCGGAACTGATTCAATCTGAACGAGTGGAGATCAAATGACTACGAACATCATTCCTGTCAATGAAGTGAACATCATGGCCGCTGCTGTTGCAAAATCCGGGCTGTTCGGCATGAAAACACCAGAGCAGGCTATGGCGCTAATGCTGGTAGCGCAATCCGAAGGGCTGCATCCTGCACGCGCTGCGATTGAGTACCATATTATAAATAACCGTCCTGCGCTCAAGGCCGATGCCATGCTTGCCCGTTTTCAGGCCGCTGGCGGCAAGGTGGAATGGCATGACTACACTCCAGAGAAGGTATCCGCCACGTTCAGCCATCCGCAAGGAGGGAGCATCCGCATTGAATGGACGCGCAAGATGGCCGACGACGCCAAACTGACGAGCAAGGAAACGTGGCGGCAGTACCCGCGCCAGATGCTCCGCGCTCGGTGCATCAGCGAAGGTATCCGCACCGTGTTTCCCGGCGTGTCTGTCGGCATCTACACGCCAGAGGAGGTGCAGGACTTCGTACCGGCCCCGCAACAGCAAGCCGAAAAAGAAGTAACTGGCGAGGTATTGCCGCCTGACGTTGTACAGGAACCGGAAGCTTACGACTACGACGCCGCCCTGGACGACATGGCCGATGCTGTATCCGAGGCGCAGCTTAAGGCTATCTTCGCTCCTGCATGGCAACGCGCCAAGAAGGATGGTAACGCGGAAATGATGGAAACGCTGAAGGCCAATTACGACACCTTCAAGGCCAAGTTTGCCGAACCTGCGCCTACTGCTAAAGGAACGGTGATATGAAAACATGGCCCTGCCCAAAATGTGGGCATATGAATCCGCTGCGCTACTATAGGTGCAGTAATTGCAAGTGGGAGGTAGCGTGAAACAGTCAAAAGCCGATCAAGCATGGGGGCTATTCCAATCCCTGATGCGCCAGTATCCGCTATGGCCTAGCACGTTCTCCACATGCGAATGTGGGCGTGAATTGGCGCGTGGTGCTGGTAAATGCCCCCTTTGTATCACGGAAGAATTGTCTAAACTTGTCGGTACTGAACTGACAGATAATGCCGTAACCGCGCTGGAAGATGTTGCTAAGGCGTGGGGCGAAATATTGCTGAAAGCGAGGGAAGAATGAAAGCCATCCTTGAGTTCAACCTTCCGGAAGAATCTGAGGAGCATATCCGCGCTGTACATTGCTATGATGCGTGGAATGCGTTGTCTGCGATCAGGTTTATGGTACGCAATCACGCAAAGTACGGCAATCCAGCGAACAGCGAAGACGTAATGGCGAGCATCCAAAGCATAGTTTCTGATGTCGAAGTATTGCTAGGAGAATATCCATGCCAAAATGCCGATCCTGCGGCTGCACAATAGGCTGCGAACGTGATGCCGGACATTACATTGCTGAGACTGGCGAGTTTGTCTGCGATGGCTGCTACGACCCGCTGACGGATGCTGATCGGGAGTGGGATAACTACTCGAACGAGAGCATACAAGACATAATCGAGGGCGATGGGAATGGCTGAGAAAGTGACAATCGGGAATTGCGAACTGTGGCACGGCGACTGCCGCGAGATACTGCCGCTGCTGCCGCCCGTCGATCTGGTTCTGACCGACCCGCCGTATGGGATACGCGCAGACGAGAACCCCGTTCGTGGAAAGTGGGGGGGGGGGGTTGTGGATAACGCTATTGCTTGGGACAGGAAGCGTCCAGACCCGGACGAGATTACTCTAGTTGTTCGCTCTGGACGTGATGCAATTGTATGGGGCGGGAACTACTTTGCCGACTTACTGCCGCCGTCTCAGGGGTGGTTGGTGTGGGACAAGATAACGCGCAACTTTAGTCTTGCCGACTGCGAATTGGCGTGGTCGACGTTTGATCGTGCAAGCCGCGTTTTATCAAAACCACGGACGCCAGATTTTGACAAATCACACCCGACGCAAAAGCCACTTTACCTGATGGAGTGGTGCCTTTCGCTAGTACCAAAGGCGAAGTCAGTGCTTGATGCCTACATGGGCAGCGGAACGACCGGCGTTGCCTGCGCCCGGATGGGTTTGCAGTTCGTCGGCATCGAGCGTGAGCGCAAATACTTTGACATCGCCTGCCGCCGAATAGAGCAAGCCTACGCACAGCCACGGCTGTTTGAGGACAAACAGCCAGCGCCAAAGGAACCGCAGCAGTCATTGCTAGACTCGTATGAGCAGACCGACCGTGACGCACCGCTAACTGATATAGGAGAGGTGGAATGACCACGCTATCCCGCCTGATGCTGCACCTGTACCGCTTCTGGCACGTCATCGACCTGCACGCGGCGATGCAAGTCGGAAACTGGACGATGGCGACCGACTGCCGCAACCGGATCAGCGAGTGCGATGCGGAACTTGACCGACTGGAGTTGAAATGAACCGCTTCCTAACCGCCCTAGCCTTCGCCTTCGTCGCCGCAAGCGTAACTACCATCGCGGCGCTGTTGTTAATCCTAGCCGTGCAATGGGTGATGAAATGACGCCACTACAACTAAGCATCCTTATCCACTACTACGGCCACGCAGAGGATTACCGCTTTGGTGACTTCTCCGCGCCAGCAGTACGCGAAGCAATCGACTGGTTTAATGGTGATGCAGACCTGCTAGAACACGACTTTAGTGGTTATCAGAAAGCAGTCTATAAGCTAACCGAAAAGGGAAAGTTCTTCGTTGAACACCTCTGTTCGGTTCCTCTTCCAGTTCCTAAACACTCTTGGATGATCCCTAAATGACCGGCCTACCCCTAATAGTCTCCCTCTCCGTCCTGAACGGCATCCTAGTGGCTACGAACCTGTCCAGCCTGTTGCACGACGCTGATCTGCGCCAGATGGCAGCCGTGTCCGAAGCCAATCTGCGCCAAGCCGAGCGCAAGTGGATGGCGTGCCATGAAAGCGGCGTCTATACCGTTGGCACGGACATCTATTTGAGCAAGGTTAGGAAAAGCGAGATGACTACGGCACAGGTTTATGAGGCGCATGGGTTGTAACGCATAGCTAAGGGGCGCGACGCGGCCTTATCGCGGCGCGTCCCGCTTGAGCGACGGGTTGGCAGGCAAAACGTAACTACGGAGTGATGATGGCTGAGAAAGTGACAATCGGGAATTGCGAACTGTGGCACGGCGACTGCCGCGAGATTTTGCCGACGCTGCTGCCGCTTGGCAACACCAAGCGGAGAGCTGCACACATGCAGTGCCTATTTAACAGCCAAGGAGAAGTAAGATGCGCTTTATTTCCAAGGAACTCGGTCGTCAGGAATGTTACGGCGACTCAGATGAAGGTGTTGAGGACACGCTAAAGGGCTGGATACACAAATGCCTCGATCAGTATTGGCGATTCCGTGCAATTGATGGAATGATGCTCACGCACAAGGACTGTCGGCAAATTGCCGAGCAACTTTCCGCGTTGAATACAAGAGAGGGGTGAAATGACCGGCCTACCCATAATCGTAACCCTCGCCGTCCTGAATGGCGTCATCGCAGCCGTCAATCTGGCCGGGATCGTCCATGCAGCCGACTTGCGGAAACAATCCGCAATCGCAGAGGCCAATTTGGCACAGGCCGAGCGGAAATGGATGGCGTGTCATGAAAGCGGCATCTATACCGTGGGCGAGGACGTGTATGTGGCGCGGGTTAAAAAGAGTGCGCTTAATGTGCGCGAGTTGCCGGAAGTGAGGGGTTTGTGACAGATGCAGCCAAACAATTGCTATGGCTAATTGATACCGCCTTGATCCATCTATCGCTTCAAAGCGGTATCAACATCACTTTGTCATCCGTTGGCTTCGCTCTCGGAGCCGTCTTTGTAGCATTTCAAATTCTTCAGGAGTGACATATCTCCCGTCAGGTGTCTGTACCGTTGCCCTCGGGTTGGGTGGCGATGAATAGTTCCCCGGCCCCGGCGCTACAGGCGGTGCAACAGGACGCGGCCCGTATAACTCTGGATCGTTCTCGATGATCTGCTTCTGCATACCAGCTTTCGGAGCTTGGGCGAGCATCAATAGGCCATTCGGATTTTGTTGCGGCGCATTATTGTAAAGAGCCTCGGACAGCAGCCCCATCATGGGGTTGTCCTGCTGTGCGCCTTGGTAGTACATCAAATCCGATAGCCTGTTCATGTTGCCTCCTTTGCGTGCCAATACCTAGCCGAATCGTGCCAATAATCGGTAGGGCGGGCTGCTTCAACAGCCAGGATTTCCCGACCTACGGCACGGTTCCTTTTTTTCGCCCTAAACCTTAACTATTCCACCCCTGAATTCCATGTGGTCATTGTCGTACTTTAGCACCATTTCAGGCATCAGCAGCTTCCCATCTTTGAAGGTAAGTACGATAAATCCGCTCCTCCACGACACGGGGTTTATCTCGGTATAATCTTGGAATTGTGGGCCGTATGGTTCTGCTAATGTCCCGCAGTCGATGCCCCACCTTGTCCCGTTGTAATCGCTCCAAGGGACAACCTTTAAGCTATGCAGGTGTCCAGTTACTATACTTTTCCCACTTTGTATAACATTGTTATGCGGCGCATGGATACCGCCCTTGAACCGATGTTTCACCACCACGTCATTGTTAATCATAGCCATCCATGCCGGAGTCCAGCGCGGGAAGTGATCCTTCAAATGCACCCCGCTAACCTTGGCAAACTCCGGCGCACAGGACGCCAGCTTCGTTTCCAGCCGCCCGTCGTGATTGCCTAGCGTCCAAATGAAAGCGGCCCCTTTTGGAGCCGCTTGTACGATTTCCTCTAGTCTGTCCTGGCAGGTTTCTATCTCCTGAATGACGGACGGGCGACTTTCCCACCCGATAGGAGGGAATCGGGAAATGGTCGCAAAGTCGCAAACATCCCCGTTCATAATGACTACTTTCGGCTTCAACCCGTCACAGAAATGGACGAAACCGCGATGCGCCGTGGTAATTATATTCGGCCAGTAATGCGCGTCGCTGCCGATCAGGACGATGCCATCCTTGATTTCAAGCTGCTTTACTGACGGATGGTTGTCTAGCTGCTCGTGGATGGTGTTTCTGATGCCTCCGGCCTTTAGCTCGACGCCTAGCTTTGCCTCTATGTTGCGACGCCGCAGATAGACTTGGCGCACATCACAGTTGAACTTCTTGGCGATCAGCGTTGGTGATTTAAGCTCCTGAAACGCGCCGATCAACTCGTCGTCCGTGAATTTCTGAGCCGCCATGTAGTCTCCTCTGGATTGTTATGCTTCGTCGTTCCCAAGCTCAACCACCATGATCCCCGAAATGATCCCTCCGCATCGTGGATTGCCGCACTCTATCTCACCATCATCGTAGAGGTAGAATATTGCGCTGCCGCATTCTGAACACTCGTAGCAATTCACCTGTTCCGTCTTTTCCGGCTTTTTCGTTGCAATTTTGACTACGTTCGTACTAATATCGACAACGCCAATGTCGGGGTCTTCCGGCTGATCTATCGGGTACGCTTCTGGCGTCGCCATCGGGCCGCGTGGGAAGTCGACTATTGGCATGATCGTCTCCTATTCTCCAATCACCTGCAAAGCCTTCTGGTAGTATTTCCACCGCTCATGCCAGCCGTTCGTCCCGCCGTTGATCCTCTTGGTTATCCGCAGGAAGTCGTGCTTGTCGGCCAACTCATTGCATCCGTGTGATTGCCAGAACCATGCTGCGCTGCGGCAAGCATTTACAGGCTCCTCTAGCAACTCAGGACAGGCTATCAGGTCTAGGCCAAGGGCTTCCCCACATGCCTCGTAATTAGCCCGTCCTGTAAGCTGTATCAGCCCCCTGCCCTTGTATTTGACGCCATCCCCGTTGTAGAGGTTTCCTAGGTCGTCCCGGCCCTCGTAGGCTTCCCCTGTAGCCAATTCCTCGACATACCTCAGTTCCCCGCTCTCATGGGCGATCTGAGCCAAAAACGCCGCCTCCCTGATGCCGTTCTCTGATATATCAAATTCCTTCATGGCTGCATTAAGCGGCTCTATGAACTTGTCTGCTCTTTGCTTGGCATAGGGCATGATGCGAATAAGCTGATCGTAGGCAATCACGCGCATTGCTCCTTCTTCATCTTGGCAATGGTATTCGTGAGCTTGGCTATCTCGCCCAACAGGAAGTCATAGGCGTGCTGCGTGATGAACAGGCAACCACCCTGTTCCTTGCACTTTACCTCAATATCGTCGGCAGCATAGACCGTCGCTGCGGCTATGAGCATGAAGGCTATCAGGGCGATTAGACGTTTCATAGCTTCAGATGGCCGGAGCCATTCATCCATGCAGCCACCGCAAGAGACGCCGCCCCAACCAGCCATAGAAACTTGCTGACAACGCTTTTCCCGATGGACGTATAGACCCTCTCCAAGGCCACTTCCGCCGCACGCTCGGCAATTCGCTCGATTTGGTCATCGGATAGTTGCGGAAATTGTCGTCTCTCTGGGCCTTGGTATTCATCCATTTTTGCCTTCCTTTTTGTTAAGGCGCTTCCTGCATGGGGTTACTCTCGCCTTGATCTGGATGTCCTGCATTTGCGAATTCCACCGCCGCATACCAAATCGAAGCCCTCATCTTCCACATGCCATCCTCGATACATTGCTGCTTGAATAATTCATTTACCGTATCCTGCCATTTGTCGTAGTCAATGAGTTTTCCCCGCATCATCTGGCAGAATGTGTCATGTACCAGCGACGGGCGCATCGAGGATTTGGTGTCGAACGTCGGGCCGCTTGCACCGTCCCAAGCGAACCCTTTTTTTATCCAAAGCTTTCCGTTTTTTGATAGGGTAAAATATTCACGCTTTATTGGTTTTTCAGGTTTTATAGGCGTCATTACAGAGTAGCTTTCTGCTAATATGTACTTGTATCCAGCCTTGTACCGTATCTTTTTCATAAAGCACCAACTTACGAATAGAAATTAGGCGATTTGTTCTTTGTCGCCATGTTTGTTGATTGATAGTGAATATCGCATGTATGCCCAAATGGAGCCTGGTCTAATGTATCTGCCGCATTACCCTTGATTCTATATGCCCGAACAAGTAAAAGGCCATCAACTACTATTGTGTTGCTATCAATCAACCCGCCAGTTCCACCATTGTTTGTGAATTGTACCTCTGCGATCATGTGGCCGTATTGCGTTGTTGATCCTTGCTGAACAACGGTGACTGTGATTGGAACTATGAATGGATCAGCCGCACCGCCAGCGGTTCCATGTCCATCGGCATACGATATGTCAAAGTTCCACTCTACATTACCAGGAATTCCCGCTAGACCTCCGGTATCGACTACGTTTTGGCTCCAGTGCATGTGTATATACATATCCGAGCCTGGGACGTAATCATGCGGAATGTGGAAAGTGATAAAACATTCCGCAGTCGCCGTATCAAACGTATAGGCGTAAATTGACCCTCGATACGCAGTCCATACTGGATCAGTAGCGCCGATTGATTTAATACCAATAGGGCCAAGGATGTCGCGCCATCCGAACGTAGGTGTTGCAACATCGACCTTAATCCCGACACCTGATGTTTTTGGGATTACAGGCGATCCAGTCGGGTGCAGAATCTCATGGTAGTGGAGAATCGTATTCCCTGCGTCAGTCAGGTCTGTGTGATTCGTAGCGGAAAGGTGTGTGTAGCTGGCCGTGTTTATGTTCTGCAAATCTGCATGGTTGCGCGTTGCTATGTCCGTCAAATTTGACAAGGCGAAGTCAATCTGCGCCCATAGAATCTGCCCTGATGCTATGATCCGCTGATACATCAGGCGCATCCACCGATTGAACGTGTGGGCCTGATCTACATTGGGCGGCGGGCCTAGCGGGTTTTGTGCCATTAATTGCTCCCGATACCCCTGCCAGCAGCTTGTGCGCTAGTCGATATTGCCGTGTTCCGCATGAACTCCTTTGCCAATACCATGCGTTCTTGTGGCGTCGCCGCTTTCATCAGCCTGTATAACTCTTGCGGATTCGCCATCAGGCGTGAAATCTCATCCGTCGTCTTTTGACCGCCGTATCCTTCCAGTCTGCGAATAACAGCGTTCGCAACCATCACACCACGATGCAGCGGATTCGGAAGCGTTCCGGGGGCTTCGTCCATCTTTGTAATCTTCGCTGCCTTGGACAAACCTTCAGCGCCCATCTTCCGCGCTTCCTCGCCGCGAAGTACCCGAGCATTTATCTTGTCAGCGCCTTCAGAATACTTCGCAAGGTATTCTTTCCACCGTCCGCCTCCCGCCTTTTCAACGGCGTCGTCAATGGTTCCCTGAATGCTTTTTTCCAAGCCGGATGTAAGCCTCTTATCCCAATTCTGGTTTTCCTTGGCGTATGTCTTGATGCTATTGCCAATCTCTTTCCTGATCGTGTATAAGTCGTGCGCGTCTAAGACGCCATCTTTCGAATGCGTGTTGATTCGTTCCTTCAGGTCGTTGAGCGTGGCTTGGACTACTTTTGATGCACGCTGCCCCGGTACATTCAATTTGGCGTTGATTGAAGTAATGATTGAGTCGCTTTTTAGAGGGCGCAATCCGTGAGCGGCAAGGCTGTCGGCCTGCATCTGCTTGAATCTTGCTCCTTCTCCGAGAATAAGCGATTCGTCGGCTGCTTGACCGGCCACTTTGTCAGCACGTTTAGCAAGCTCGTCAGCATAGCTATAGCGCCCCGGCGTCCGTGGCATACCTTCAACCGGATACCATTTTTGAGCCATTTCATCAGCACGTTGTCCTGCTGCTGAAAATCTACGCACATCTTCGGCTTTTCTGGCGGCGGCTCCGGCAAGCTTTTCAGCTTCACCCTGCAACTTCGGAAGTGCCTTTCCAGCAACATTTGCCGTATCAAGCTCACCCTTACCAATCGGCCACAGCTTCTTGTTCAAGTCCTCCCACATCTGCCCGATGCGTGATTCTTCGGCAATGCGAATATCCCTAAACTTTGACGGATCGTTCTTTGCCGCAATGCGCTGCAAACCTGCGAACTCTGCGCTACCAGCGGGAGCAGCGGCTTGCGCCGCCGTTTCTCCTGCTTCGGCCTGTCCTAGCCGCTCAACTACCGGCGCACGTCTTTCGCCCAAAATATCGTTGATAACTTTTAGTGCAGCGCGTTGAGTACCTTCTTTCCCCATAGACGGAGAAATCAGGTTTTTAAGCGTGTTGTAGGTTCCACCAACAAGTGCAGTCGTCGCAGGAATAGCGCCGCCTATCGTCATGCCAGCGCCAATTTGCGAGTTCTTCTCGCCCTCGAAATCGTTACCACTTGTAACTGGCGACATTAGGCCAATCGCGCCACCAGCTCCAGCGCCCTGCCTGATCCTTTCCCATGTCGTTTCTGCTGGCGCTACTTTCCCCATCCCCTTCATGCCAAGAACGGCCACAGGGTCAATGACGTTACCGGCTAGGCGCATGGCGTCAAAGCCTTCCCTGCCTGCCGCTTCCCGTCCTGCTTGGTATTCAGCCTCTTTCCGCTGAATGGCGTCGTTTATGCCCTCGCCAATGCCTAATGCGTTGGCTGCATATTGCGCCCCGCCAACAGCAAGGTTGGATGCGCCCATGCCAAGGCCGCGAAGTTGAGATTCTTCTTTTGGCGTCAGCAATTCGCCACGCCCACCACGTTCGTACATATCTGCTGCCATGCCGAACGGGGTAGATTTAAGCATCTTGCTAGGTATGCTTGCGAAGAAGCCTTTTTCTTCTTGCGGTTCTGCAGCGACAGCGGTTGAAGCACCGCCGTACTTTTCCCAAGGCCCGCGTTCCACGCTAGGCTGGATAGACTGGTATTTTTCCCAAGGCCCGCTCATTTCACTCTCATCCACGATTCAGGCTTCGACGGATCGCCGCCCTTATAAACGTACCCGTCCTCCATCCCGCCTACTTTCGGTGCAGCAGATTGCGGTTGCGGCTTATTCCCTCCACCCACAGCAGGAATGTTAAGCACGCTCAATGCTGATTCCATTTCAGGAGTCCAAGCGTTAGCAGCCCGCACCTTCGCGGCCTCAATCAGTCCCTTCATGCGTTCATTCTTGGCATTGACGGCTTCAGGCTCGTCCGTGAAGTTAGGCAGATACGATGCCCGTTGTTGCGCCAATTGTTCCTTGTTGTAAGCCGCGCCGGTAGCCAAGTACAGCAGCGAGTCGATAATGTCAGCTTGAGACTGATTGACAATTTGCCTGTTCTTGTCCCGCGCCAAGTTTTTCAATCCCTCTTGAGCTGAATCCCACATCGGTGTTACTCCAGCCGCCGCCTCAAGGAATCCTGGGGCCATAGCCGCAGTCCCACCTTTGCCTTCCGTGGTCTTTTGGATCATCTTTGCAGATTCCAAGATGCGACCCACGTTGTAGGCCGTCTTGCGCTCATCCTCTGTTGGCTTCTTCTGGAATCCTCCTACAGGCACCGCTTGACCTTGCGGATTTGTTTGCGAAGGCGGATACACCCATTGACCTTCAACCAGCTTCGGCTCCGGCATTGCATTGGCTTCCCTATTCGCCTTCCGCGCCTCACCCACCGCCTTCTCGTACTGCGCCTTCTTCATCATCGCAGGATTCAGATAATCCGGCGTCTCGATCTCGCGCACGATCTTGGACGATTGCCGCCCGAAGCCGTCAAGCGCGGGGGCTTCCTTGATAACCTCAATCGTCCCGTCAGCCAGTTGCTTGCGCGACAACACACGCGGCCCATCCACCCACGGATCGGACTTGACGCGGCGACCATCAGGCGCGACACCGCTACCACCCGGCGCAGCATAGCCAAGGTCAATCGTCCGGCCTGAACTCGACCGGATCGTGTTTAGCCGCTGCTCCTGCGGTGCGGCAAACTGTACGCCCGGATCGCCACCCATAGCGTTGTCGGCCTGCATCGCCGCGAGTTGCTCCTGATTCAGCAGGTCTGACAGGCGTCTGCTATTGGTATTGCCGCGCAAGGTCTGCGTGGAAAGCCAAGCGTTAAGCTCGTCCTCTGTCGGGTTGATTACGGGGTCAAGGTAGCTCATGGTTTAGTCCCACCTAGTAACAATTGCGCCCGGTACGTTATGCACTCCGGGTGCCATGTAACGCTTGTTCATCTCCATCGCAGAAAGCGCCATTTGCATGTTCTGCGCCCGAGCGTCGTTTTCCAGCTTCTTCTGAGCAAGTTGCCGCTGGAACTCGGCCTCGTATTCCTGAGAAGCCATGCCTTGACCATACTTGGTTAGCTCTGCCAAGCGGTTTCCTGAACCGAGCATCCCTCTGGCCGCAGCGGTACGATTCACCGCCTCAAGCCCTTGGTTATATCGCCATTGATATGAAGGCGACTGTTCGATATTCGCCAGATTCGACAAGGTTCCGCCGCTCGTCCCGCTATTGGCATTTAACGATTTCATCCAATAGTTCGGGTCGGACATGCGTTGCTGGTTCGCCCACTCAATATCTTCCCGTTTCTGGCCTTGAAGTGAAGCTTGGTTAGCCATTGAGTTAGCCTGCTGCCATCCGGCATCGCTGCCCCAATACTGAGAAGCGGGGGTATATACCCTATCACGAAGGTATGCTTGAACTTCCGGGCTATAGTCATTTGTCGCCATTGTTGCCTCCTGCGTCTAGGTCAATTGATTTCAGTCTCAACCTCGTACTATCTGTGTATCTTAGCTCAAATGCACGCTTCACGAAATTTCCAAGTCTGCGATACTTTGGCCGTTTTACGTCAAGCGATGTTTTCCTGTAGTTCGTGTACGTCTGGTAGTCATCGTCCGTATGCCGAATCAGCAAACTACCAGCAACCTTATCTGCAACAACCGCCAACTCTCCCGCGAATTTCATGCCAGAATTGCCGTTGCTAAAGTTGCTAGTCCTCACCTTAACGTCAATGTATTGCCCATCATCGTCAAGGAACGTCGAATCAAAGTGGTACACCTTGCCGTTCGTTTCATGCAGCAAGTAGTTGTTTCCGCCAGATGCCGTGAAATAGATGAACGGGAAATACGTTTCAGTCGTTACTGTCGCCGTGATCGTTCCTGTTGCTGGCGTTGATAGTGCGCTATCAACCGGATAAGTGAATGTGTTCGCGTCAACCTTGGTGATATTGAACGTCCCGTTGTATCCGGAAGGCGTCGCTCCGGCAATGGTCGTAACGTCTCCATCTGATAGCCCATGCGATGTTTTAGTGGCCGTAGCGGTTCCGCTTGATTGAGTCAGGCTTGTCAGCGTAATTGACGCCGCAGCAGCACGGTATGTCCATTGCGACCAAATCTTCGTAGCCAAGTCAAAGACAAGCGTAAGATTCTCGTCCTTTAGCGTCAGGATATACAGCGGATGCCCGTCGATTCTGAGGCCATACGCATACACGTTCGTTAGCGTTGCCGCACCCAAAATGCGTTGCACATCAGCATTCGCAACCTCAACCGGAGACAAGCTTTCAGGCGCAAAGTAATGCACGCTGCGGCCCTCTGATTTGCTGCGTGATATAAAGATGATGCCGCCGTCTATCTTTGCAACGCTGCGGCCATGAGCGCATCCAACCTGAATTGCCGTATTCCCGTAAGGTGAAAGTGGTGACCCGGTAGCGTTTGCCGCGTCGTAGAAAAGTTCGGTCGTGTAGTCCTTCAGCGCAACGATGTAGTTTTGGTGCTTGGATATTGCTACGCCTGAGTCTGATTCTGATTCAGCCGTAATGTAGTTAAGCGCGTTCCAGCTTGTCGGGTCTTCAAGGTCTGAGTTGTAGATAATCCCGTCAGCGTCCATAACGAAGAAGTAGCCGTCAAGGTACTCTACTCCCGGAACAGTAGGGTCTGGATAGTCCGCGTCGGTAATCTTTGTCAGTACACCAGCGTCGAACACATAGGCGTCCCGCGTGGATTTCATGACGAATCCAGCCGCGCCCGAAGCCGTATTGGCTTTGACGAAATCGAACGGTAATCCTGCTACTGTAACGGCCATTTTATATAGTAACTACATATCCAATTGCTGTTCCACCTTGATTCGTTGACGAGCTACAGTTCCCATTAAATTGAGTAGTGTTTATATTGTCACCGAATCCTTGTCTTATCCCAATGTACACTTGCCAATTATTAAACCTATCCCTTGCATCGCAGGCATTATATGGGTAGATAATCCATGCTGCATATGATGCCGCATCCTTTGTAGAACATATAGCCCCAAATGACCCGTTATAACTCAAATAGCCTTTGTATCTAGCTACTCCAGGTTCATTTTCATCCCATACATCGGTTGTTGTTGCATTCCCTATATTCCCGTCCATTTGGCTATATAGTTTTTGCCCATTATGTATTACAGCATCCCCAATGTCGTAAGTAGTACCAGCGTCGTAATCCTGCGTCATGCTTTCATTGAAATACGTTCCGCCACCGCCGCCGTACATTGTTCCTCCACCGACATATACCCAAAACCCAAGTACATCCCCAAACATCATGAATAGGTAGCCGTCGTAGTTGAACAGCCCTTGCCCGTAGATGTCGTTACCTGAGATAACGGCATCGCCCTCGTCTATCCCAGCACGCTTGATAACGAGCGTGGTTTTGTTTTCCTCGTCCTCCTCACCAAAGCAATTAACCATCCGTTCGTCTTTATCGACGGTTCCATCGCGTGAGGCCAACGGGGTTATGATATGGTGTCTCATGTTGCGTATGTGGTCGTGTTGTTCTTAATCAGCACATCATCAACCACCGAATAGATGTCGTTGTTGTAGGTAAAGATTCCTTGTCCTACCCACGGATCAGAACCATAGGCTTGAAGGTTGTAATACAAGTCCGATCCACCACGCTTGATGCAGATGTCAGGGTTCTCGATTTCAGAGAGGGCATTGACCAGCCCGGAATCCTTCGCTAGGGTTCCGTCCCTTGACCGTATCTTTGTGGCTATTTGCAGTCTCACGGCGTATCCGCAACGATATTGGAACGCCGACCACCGCCAACAAGATACGGCAGGTCAGTTCCAGCGATCATCGGCCTGTTGTTTCCGCGCCGCAACGCAGAAAGCGAGTCGTTCGCCACCTTCACCACCGCGTCAGGAACTTGCTTCTCGTACTCCGGCGCAATGTCAATTGCCAAGTTGTACGCCAAAGCGCGTTCGTATCCGGGCGGCAGGGAAACCGCCGTACTAAGCGCGGCAAACGCCGTGAATGGCGTCCACATGATTACGTGCAGCGTATTGGCCGCGCTAGGCACAGGCCACAGGTTAAGCACGCCAAGCGGGTAGCTAGGCTCGTAATAGCCGTACTCAGGGATTTCGCTCGTAACCGTCTTGCTTGCGATGGAGTGCCACTCGCCAGCCGTTACCATCGTCACCGGATAGTCAGTCCCGCTTGCTGTGATATAGACGTTCTCGATGCGATCCGGGCGCGTGGTGATATTGCCAGCAGCGCCTAGCGTGATTGAACCGTCAGCCGGAACAAGCGTAAAGGTCTTGTCCTGAAACGCAAACACTGTAAGTCGGTCAAGCTGCCACGACTCAAGCATGGCATTTAGTGCTATCAGGCCGTCGTTGGATTCGTCAGAGGTAGGGGATTCACCGGAACTGATTGCGCCAATCAGCCGTAATGCCCTGTTGATAATTGTCTGAGCAGTAGCCATCGCTCATCCTAAATTACAACGCCGCTATCCGCTTTGCGCGGTCGTCCAACCTGGCGCTTTGGCTCTGGCTGTACTTGAATTGTAGCATTATTTTCTTCTATTGCAAGGGGCGGCTTGTTTATAGGGTCGTGCGGATGTACGTCCAATTTCCACCCATTTTTGACCATTTCCGGCACTTCGGCCTCGGTCGCTTGGTGATACCCATGTTCAGGGTGTGACATGAAGGGCATTTTTTACTCCTTGAAGTTGCTCCCGCCCGGTTGTTCCAGCAGGAATTGATGGTAGTTACCGTGGAAGGCTTGATCTGCCGAGTGGTGCGTAAGGTTCAAATCCGGGACAATCCAGATTTCTCCACCTGCATCCCTCCAGTTCCGGCAAAATGAATAGTCCTCTCCCCAAAAAGCTCCTTTGTGCGCCCCGAAATTGAACAAATCAACCGATGGATTGCACGCCTCACCGTACATCAGATGTGGGTAGGCTTGCATAAATCTATTGACTGTATTCCGTGTGATCTTCATAAATCCAGCAGGGACTAAGGTTGCCTTGATGCACCCATCATCACGAACTTGTGGCATTCCGTCCTTGTCATCATCCAGAACACCCATATAACGCACTTCTTCCGGCGTCTTGAATCGGTATAACCCGGCAACAACGTCCCCATCTGTCTTAATCAGCTTAACCAGATCATCAGGTTTCCACGAAACATCATGGTCAATGAACACAATTATGTCGGCCTTTATGTCGAGCGCCTTCCTTAGCATTGCCGCTCTGGCCCCATTTATGTACGGATTCCCTATTTCGCTAACCATATAGTGTTCGTATCCAGCAGCATCCAGAGCTGGTATTGAGTCCCTTATGCTATCTAGGGTTTGCTGATAAGGTCGCGTTAGCGTGGGAACACACAATACAACTTTGACTTTTTCTTTCATAGAAGCTTCCCTAATTGATTTGCATAATCAATTGGATGCTTAGCCCCTTTTTTTGTGTTACAAGTAGGGCATAGCAATTGAATATTCAATATATCATTGTTACCATTTAAAGCTATAGGAATAATATGATCTCTATGAAATTTATCTGCGATACTTCCCCCGCATATAGCGCACATACCTTTTTGCTTAGAATAAAGAGTTGAAATCTGTTCTTTAGTAAATTTCCCACCGGCACCTTTCTTTCTGGCTCGGCGAGTGGCTTCATTTGCTGCCCGCACTTCTGGGTGGTCCCTCATCCACTTTTTACAATTCTCTAAAACTTTTTCTTTGTTTGCAATTTTCCACGCCTTTCGAATTGCACGCATTTTTTCCATATTGTTAGCAATCCATTTCGCCCTAATTTCCTTTCGACGTTCTGGGTTCTCTTTTTGCCACTTAGCGGCCCTTATCCGCGCTTTCTCTTGTATAGATTGAGTGATCATTTTTTTGCAACCCCCATCATCGCATAGTCAGATAGCCTAGTTACTGCAGCTTTGGTGAATCCGGCATCCGTGAATGCTTTGTGAAGTGTGGCACTGGTGAAACCAGTCCTATGCGCCATGTATGGTTTGTCCTTGAGCATTTTACGGTATCCATAGATCAAGTCTAATCCAGTAATAGGCCCGGCAGGCGCAGTGAATAGAACGTCCTCTGTAGCTTTAACGTCCTCAAGATCAGGCACGAAAACTATTACCGCACCACCATCATTCAAGACGCGCTTGAACTCATGCAGCGCAATTCCAACGTCGTGAGGGTAAAGATGTTCCAACGCATGACTGCAATATACAGCGTCGAACGGGCCAATGTCGCCCAATGAAACCATATCCGCAACGATATGCGGATTGTGTGATGGGTCGATGTCCAGCCTGATTTCGTCGTACTGACTTAACCAGGCTGGAATCGAATCGCCGCCGCAGCCAACGTGCAGCAGGCGTTTCTGCATTACGCCGCCCAGATGCCGAGGGCGATCAGGGTATTCTGAATCTCCTGAATTTGTGCGACTTGCAGGGTGCCGAATGATGCCGAAGTGACGACGTTGGTCGTAGTATGGGTGGTTGCGGTAGCACGCTGTACAACCGGCGTAGCCCCGTAAAACCCAACCTTGTCAGCAGCAGCGCCACCGACTTGGCAACCGTCAGCAGAGCCATAATCAAGACGTTCGTAAGTAGCCATCTCATTTCCTTTCGTAGATATTTGTATGGGCCGGTATTACCCGGCCCATCACGATTAAGCAGCCGCCGAGCCGATCATGCGGCAAGACCATTCGGGACGGAGAGCAGCGAAACCGTACAGAATGTCAATACGCATGAGCAGTTCATCGTTGCGAATGTCAGACGCGATCCAGCAGCGCAACGACAGGCCGTCTTGCACCTTGCGCGTACACTTATGTGCGTCATCCATCAGCGGCAGGTCAGCAGACACGAACTGGAACGCCTCCTTGTGATACATCAGCGATTGCATGTAGCTGGTAGAAGCGGCACCAACGAACGTAAGCGTCTTGCTGTTGAAATCCGTAGTCGCCAGATTGGCACCAGTCGAGGAACACACGTTTTTGCGTGCGCCAGTCAGGATGGTTGCCGGGGATACGGTGCAAAGGCCGGAAGAATTCGCGGTTACGGTGAATTGCTTCAGATGCGGATAGGCCGCTTTCGTTTCCGGGTGGCAATCATACACGCCAGCAATGGTGAATACCGAACCAACAACAGCATTGGTAATGGTATCGGCCATATCGACAGTAGTACCACCATCTGTGACCTGAGCAGCGGCGTCGGTAGTGCCAGTAACGTCGTTGCTGTTGGTCAGCGTCCAGACACGCTCGTTCTCGTAGTAGTCAGCCATCGAGGTACGGGCAACCAGACCTTCGCGGTATTGCTCGGCAATTGCATTGGACGGATTGAAGTAAGCCGCCACGCCATTAACCAGAGCGCCCATCGTTACGCTATCCATCTGAATGTTCCGCTCACCCTTGGGGGCAAGCGACTGGTTCAGTTTGGCACGCGCTGCACCGGGGGCAACCAGAGAGTTGATCGCAGTACCGGCAGTACCGGCAACCTGATACGTCGCTTTGGTAGCGTAGGCAAGGAAATCACCTTCGATACCTGAAGTCAGAACCGACATGGCAGGCTGGATGTACCGCTTGCTGAAACGGGCAACATCATCCACGCTATCAGTGTCGAGGGTCAGTTCAGCAGAATTGAACCGCATATCGACGTGATCCTGAGTCGCCAGCGTGATGCTTTGCACGGCTTCGTCCTGATCCTGCACATCCATAACGCGGGAACCTTGCGTGCGGGTGTATTGGTTCGGCTTGCGGACGCGGAGAGCGGAACCGATTTTTGCGCCTTTCTGAGCGAACGAATCATCATACTGCTTATCCACAGTACCGATGAACGTGCACTTTTCATGCGCGATGGCCTGCGCTTCACGCGCTACCATATCGATGAATTTCAGGGTGTTGCTCATGTTTTACTCCTTGTAAAACTTGGTGTATGATGTAATCTCATCTAACAACTTGGAGTTGCCACCATGATTAGCTTTACGCATGACGGAATCGAATATCGATCCTTTGACCACATGTACGCCGTTTCTAGGTGCGGAAAAGTCCTTAGAAATTTTCTCCAATACAATCCTACGATCCGTTGTGATGGGTACGCCACTCTCGGAAGAAGAGGGCTTATGCATAGGATTATTGCAACCTGTTGGATTCCTAATCCTACTAATGCCAAGTACGTTCATCATAAGAACGGCATTAAATCGGACAATAGAGTAGAAAACCTTGAATGGATGCAACCATCTGAACACTGCAAGCATCATGAATTTGGGGCAAAATCTGGCTATCAAAGAACCCCAGAAACCATTGCCAAATTTATCGCATCCCGTACCGGCGTCAAAGACTCTCCGGAATCCGCCGCAGTTAAGCGGAAGAATCTCGATAAAGTCAGGCCCAGTACAGTTTGCAAGTTTCAAGGTGTCACCTATCCTTCAGTTGCGTCGGCTGCTCGCGCTGCCGGAATCCCAACCCCAACTTTTAGGGTGAGAGCAATTTCTAAGAACTTTCCCGAGTACGAGATCGTTCGTTTGTACTACGGTAGCCCGGATAGCTAATCCGTTTCATGCTCGGCCCTTTTTACGCCATTCGGCGTATTCAGCATCCGTCATCTGGCCAGGGTCTTTCTGTACTGACGCTTTTCCTCCAACGGGCTTCAGCGGTGCCGGAGCGGCTGTTGGTTTCTTGGGAGCCTTCGCTTGGCTCTCCAATCGTTCTTCAATGCGACCAATCGCCTTGACGGTCGCCAACGGGGACATAGATGCGATTTTCTTTGCTTCGTCGGGATTGTTGGCAAGCCAGTAAGCTACCTTCGGCCCGAGATCGCTTTCTACAATCGCGTCCCGCATGAAGTCACTCATCGGCACATCACTCGATTCAATGACTTCCTTAAAGTCCGGCAATTCAGCCGTAGCCTTCTCTAACCTCTGGTTCCAACCATCAACAGCTTGGTAGTGCGCTGCTGCCGCACGCTCCTCTGCTGAACGCCGTTCGCGCTCATTCAGAGTTTCATTGATCTTCTTCGACGCAATCCATTCGG